ATAAAATTTTTTTTCTTCAATCATATTATTAATATATGTTTCGAAAATATTATTGATATCCATTAATTAATATATAAATATAAAATCAATTTTTATATTTATGAGAAAAATATTATTATTATTACTCTATTTAGAACTATCAAATTGTTTTGCACCTTTTATGTGTTTAAATAGTAATTTACCAAAAAATATTAATTTTAAAACAAATATTAATAGTTATTTAACATTATCAAGAGCGAAAAATATACCTTTTGAATTTATGTTACCAATAACGGGTAGTTATATAGCAACACATAATGTAAATGTTTTTTATAACCCTGAAATATTATTATTGGGATTATTATCAGTATTGATAGGAAGCAATAGCATGATAATAAATGACTATTTTGATTATATTCATGGCGTGGATAAATATAAGGACTGGAAAGTATTAAATAAAGGATTACTAAAAAGTGAAGAAGTATTAAGAGCGTCTTATTTATTAAATGTAATTAATATAATATTAATATCTTTAATAAATAATACAAATGCTAGAATAATATTATCTAGTTCAATATTGTTTTCATATATATATACGCCTTTAATAAAACCAATATTATTATTAAAAAATATTGGTGTTGCATTAACAATTACACAATCAATTATAATAGGGGGTATAATTGTAGATAAAAGTATTATAAATATACTAAAACCAGTTATATATATATTTAATATCATAATGTGGCAAGAAATTATATTAGATATACTAGATAAGAAAAGTGATAAAGAGGAAAATATTAAAACTATACCAGTCGTATATGGAACAAACATAAGTAAAAAAATAGCATTTATATTTTTATTAATAGCAACATTAGTACCATATGGAATATCTAGTCCAATATTTATATTACTTCAATCACCTTTATTATATTCAAATTTACGTTCTATAATATTTAAAAATAAAATAAATAAAAAAATAATAAATATTGGAAGCATAGTAGTATTATTATCAGGAATTCATATGTGTATATTATAAATAATCAGATGAAAAACTTAAATCAGCTTTAGGAACTTCTACAACGTTATAAGCTTCTTTATTTAATAATGGAGAATTAAATGTTAATGTATTTGGTATAGAATATATATCATCTAATTTATCATTAACAATAATATCTCTTGTTAGAGGAATTTTTAAATCATTATTGCTGTTTGTTGGTGTCATATAAAATTCGGAAGAATGTCTATCTTTTTGTCTACCAAATAATTTCCAACTATTATTTCCATTATCAGTTTCAGTTGCATTATTAGTAACATATCCAACAAGTCTAAATGTATCATCTATATTATTTGTTTTAACATACATATTACGATTAATTATATTATTTGCCAATTGTGTATGCGTATTTGTATCAGAACGATTTAGTGGTGGGTATAAATCGTCATCTAGAACTTTATGGTCTCTTTTAATAGTGTCAGTTTTGTCATATATAGGTTGTGGTTCAGGAATAATTTGAGTAGTATTTGATAATAAATTATTATATTGATCAATAGTTAAACAAATTCTATTATTTCTGCTATTACTATTTGTAAAAAAATATAATAAAGTTACCAAAAGAATAAAAACTATTAAAAAACAAATAAAAAATGTAATATATGTTTTAGTTTTTTTTAACATTTCTATATAAACTATTAGAATATATTATTTATAAAATATAATAAACCAATTTTGCATTTCCCAATATATAATATATTTATGATTTACTTTATTTACCAGATTTATAATCGAATCATAATCATGAATATAGTAAAATCTTTTTACAGTATTATTTTTATCTAATTTCCAATCAACAATATTAGGACCAACTTTAAAATCTCTATAATCAACAGCATTTTTACTATATTCACTGTTATTAAAATTTTTTTCTTTTGACCAAAAAGATACTAATAAAGAACCACCATCTTTTAAACAGTCCAATAAATTATTTATAGATAATATTTGTTCTTCTACACTTTTAAGATGATGTAATATAGCAATCGCAATAATTTTGTCATATTTTTGTTTTAGTTTTAAATCGAGAACATCGTGATAAAATACATTTAAATTTTTTTGTCTACAAATATCTAACAAATTATCTGATATATCAAATCCTTCTGAAACATAACCGATTTTATTTGCGTAAATCATATTTTTACCATTACCGCAACCACAATCTAACAATTCTTCATTATTATTTTTAGTATTTAAAAATTGTTTAACATTATTCCAAATTCTAACTCTTGAATTATCAAAAGAATTAGAAATTAAATTATATTGATTAGCGACATTAATATTATGTTCGTTCATAATAAAAATAATATAAATATAAAATATCAATTTTTTAAATTAAAAGTCATGATAATATTCATTATAATATGAAATTGTTTTTCTATTATTATTTAGTTCTGGTTTATTAAAATCATAAATATATTCAATTTTAGAATGTGTATAACTCAGAGGAAATAAATAATTTTCGTTATATTTATCATCCGAATGATATGAATATGATTTATCAGTTCTATATAATAATTTTTTCATATAACCATCTGATTTTGATTTATGTATATATTTATTATTATTTTTATAAATATGTATTGAATTAATAATTTCAATAATATTTAGAAATAAAACTGAATATAATTTTAAATAATACATTTATTTAATTATTAAAAATAATAATCATTTTTTATAAAAAAATAATAGGAAAATATAATTTCCATAAAGTATAGTTAATTAAAATTATTTTTTATAAATTTAATATCTTCATTTAGCAAATCAGTAGAAGGTTTTTCTAATATAATTATACTATTAGATTTTAAATTATTTAAAAATAATTCTAAACATTTTGTATTTATTTTTCCACTAAAAATAAATTCATGTCGATCAATCAAAGATCCCTTTTCAACTTTGCTATTATTAAAATGAATAACACCGATATCATTATAGATATCATTAAACGTATTATAGTATTGTATTAAATCATTACCTGATGACCAAATATGTGCAGTATCTAAACAGATACCTAAATATTTTTTATCAGTTTTATTAAATCTATTATAAAATTTAATAAATGTTTCAGCAGTAGTCAATAATTCTGTACCAACACCTGCTGGAGTTTCAATAAATAATTTAGAATTATATTTATTACTTTGTAAATAAGAAATTATATATTTTATTGCTTCGAACATAATTTCTAATCCTTTTTCGGGTGTATTTATTGTATGTTTTCCAACATGAATAACTACACCAACACCTTTTAATAATTCACAGGCATCTAATTCTTTAAGTAATAATTTAATCCACCATCTATCTTTTATTTCAACATATCTTTTATTTATATTATCAGAAGCCAAGTTTATAACATACGAACCATGAACAACTATTTTAATATTATTTGCATCACAATATTTTATAATTTCTTTTGACTCTGATTTTATTTTTTCTATATCAGGTATTGTACTATTCATTGGCGAAGATGCAAAAATTTGTATAGCATTTCCTTCATTGCTATGCAAATGTTTAATTGTATCAATTAATGTCCCTTTTTTACTAATATGTGCCCCTATATATTTCATATTATTATATTATTTATATAATTTTAATATATCATTTTTTTTTATCAAAAATACAACTAGAGTTATTATAATCACTTGGCATATAACTATGTAAATTATTTTCACTATCTATAAAACATTCTCTTTGTAATCTTTTAGAATATTTAAAAACACTTCTAGTTATTTTATCAGGTTCTAATAAATTAACAATAAGAGTTTGCAATGGTGCATCACCATATCTACAATAAAAAATATTACCATTTTTATTTATTTCTGTTATTACATCTTTTACATCTTGTCTTTTCCAGAAATTAATATCAGTTATAAAAAAATTATTATAAAACATTATTGGCATATCTAATTCAATATCATCATCTATATCAATATTATCCAATTCTTTAATAAACTTTTTAACATTAGTATATACTTTACTATTTTTTTGTATTTTTGTTTTTATAAATAAATTATCTAATTTATCCGAACTATTTGGAAATATTTTATTAAATAATTCTTTCATTCTAAAATTACATAAACCACAATCTATATGAACAATATTTGATAAATACACTTTATCATTATTTTTTAATAATTCAAATAAATCTATATTAATAGGTTCTTCGATTATACTATCATCATCTAGTCTCATTATATAATCGTAATCTTTTGTATATTTTGTAAAATGATTTATCCAAAAATTACACATTAATCTATATTTAATATTTCTCCAATATGGAACAATTTGCAAATTAACAAGTTTATTTAATTTATTTTCATCTATATATTCAGGGACTTTAAAATCTGTTTTATCAATTTCTGTAAATGATATTAAATTTCTATAATTAATTCTAACACTTGATAAAATTTCTTGTTTATCTTTATTATAATAATCCCCTTCGTGTAAAATTATTATAGGATATTTAAATTTACTATTAAAATTTTGAAATAAAAAATATAAACAATTTTTTAAATAAATTTTACGTTCTATTGTATTTTGTGTTAATATAACTATGGCACCATTAATAGTCATTATTGTTTTTATAAATATAATTTATAAATATTTCTTATATATATTCTAATTGTTTATTAATATTTTTTAATAGTTTATCTTTTTCTTCTATCTGCTCGCTTAAATAATTAATTCTATCTTGTAATGTATTAATTTTTGATATTTTATCATTTTCACATAGTGATAAGGAATTTACTAATGATTCTCTATTATTTAATAAATTTATATAATAATTATTATATTTAATAAATAAATCGATTTCAATATCAGATAAATTTTTATTATAATATACAAAAGTAAATAATTCCATATTTATTAAACCATATTTATTAATAACTAATGGATTTGAACCAACTTTTAGTAATGTGTTACCAAAAATAAATTCCTTAAATAAATAATCTAATACAACTTTAATTTTGTTGCCATCATAAATAATACCAAATAATACATTTTTATTTAATAGTATTCTTTTATCTAAATCGCTCCATTCATATTTTTTATCACCAAATCTAATAATAATATTAAATTTACACTTACTTATATTTTTAAATTGCAATGATATAACACCCCAACTATAAATATTATCTCCGTCACTATCTTTATTGTTATCAATATTTGTTTGCAGTGCCAATTCTATAAAATTATAATTAACATCATCATCTAATTTATTTATTTTAATTATAGATAATATACTCATATTATTTAATATATAATTCGTATTTTTTACTAATTTAATACCTGGTGGCCCCGAAAGTTGAACATTGAATAAATCCGCACTATTAATAGTATCTGTATATTCTATTAAATTAACAGGATTACTAATGTTAAACCACTCGTTATTATTTTCATTATCGCTATTATATATATGATTATTAATTAATTCATTATACCATTTAAACTTTGTATTATGTATCTTTTTATTTTTTACATTATAAGTATTAATTAAAATTGATATATCATCTTTAAACGGAATAATTGTATAATCATTTATTTTTTGTTTTATGTTAGTTTCTCTATAATTTGAATAACATAATTCTGGTTTTTCACCTATTTTATTTTCAACAGTATTACTTATTTCATCTGTTTCTTGCATAGATGAAACGTTATCTATTGTATCATTATTTTCTTCTAACGGCATTTCTACATTATTTATATCTGCATTATCTATTTCTGTATCATTAACAAAATATTCTTTTATGATTGATTGATTTTTAAAAAAATTATTAATAATAATTACATAAAATGTTAAAAATAATCCAATTAAAAAACTCATTAACCATATTATTTTTGATTTCATTATATTTTTATCTACTAATTAATAATAATTTAAAAAAATATATAAAGAATTAAGTATTAAAATTTATAATGAAAGATACAATTGTAATAAGCGAGAAAGATAATGATGAAAACAGTAGTACATATTCAGAAGATGAAATAAATTTAACTAATAGTATTACATCAATTTTAACAGATATAAAAAAATTATCAGGTAATAAAAAACAAAATAACGGGGATGAAATAAATAGTGATGATGAAATAAATGAAAATGATGATAGTGATGATGATTTAAGTGCAAATAATGAAAGTGATGAAGATGATGAAGACGAAGATGAAGATGAAGATGAAGATGAAGATGAAGACGATGATGAAGACGATGATGAAGATGAAGATGAAAATGAAATATTTGATAGCATTGGTGTAACAAACGAAGGTCTTGCTGCTATGTTTCAAGGTGTATTTATAGATAGCAATGGTATAAGTATAGCTGATTCACTATCATTAATTGCGAAAGAATTACATAAATTGAATCATAATTTAAAAAAAAAATCAAGTAAATAAGTGTTAATATATGAAAAATAATTAAATATTCTTAATGTAATAATATGAATAATATTAAGGAATGCAAAATATGTTTAAATAGTATTAATTCTGAAGCGTTGCATTGTTATCAATGTAATGAAACACTCTGTATAAACTGTTGTAATAATTTAGAAACATTTGAATTATTATTATTTAATAATATTAAAGCGGTATCTGCTAAATATAAGTGTCCCTTTTGTAGATATATAAATAATAAAGATTTAAATTTATTAAATAAAAAAGATTTAATCCGGTTAATATATAATGAAAAAGTAAAAACAGAAAAAATAGAATTAATAAATAATAATAATTACTTATATATAAATGAATTAATAAATGAATTAAATAAATATATTAATATATGTAATTTATTAATAAATAAATATAAAAATATAAACTTTAACTTAAATAGATATATTAGTAATTAGAATATATATATATATATGTCGTATTATACTACTGTATGTTATTTTGGTTCAAAAATAAATAAAAATAATATTATTAAAACTGTAACTAAAAAAGAATGGAATTATTTTGTAAATTTATATATTAAAAATAAATTTAATTCATTTACAACATGTTCTAAAAATATCGGTTATTGGAATGGAAATAAAGAATTAACTCATACATTAACTTTAATACATCAAAAAGATAATAATATAATGAATGAGATAATAAATATTGCTAAAAAATATAGTCATTTATATGAACAAGATGAAATTCTAATAAATACTGTTAAAAATACAAGTACAGTTTATATTAAATTTGATTAATATATGTATCCCATTTTTTTTTATCTAATTTAATATTTTTATCACTGGATTTTAAATATAGTCCAAATTTACCTAAATGTAAATACGTATTATTATCTATTTTTTTTGGCAATGAAGATAAAAATTCTATTTCATTATTATTTAAATTTTCAACAGATTTATTTTTCCATTTTAAATACGGTTCAATATTTAAATATCTATTATCTTTTTTATGATAATAACAATAACCATATTTAGTTTTTATAATCCCTGTATTATATTCTTTTTTTGTATTATTAATTACTCCATATTTATCAATAATTGGTGTTATTTTTTGATAAAATTCTTGTAATACATTTTCTTTTAATAAACTACCTATAGCTATTTTATCTAATGCATTTTCCATTTCTGATGTAAATGTTACATTTAAAAGAAATGGAATAATATTTAATAAATATTCAACAGTATTTATTCCAAGTTGCGATGGAACTAATAAATCTTTACTATTACCACCTGTTTTAACTGTTTTTTCCTTTTTTTTTATATCTTTTTTATGTTTTTTTATTAAATCATAGGTTGTAACAGTAATTGATGGATTTTTTCCTTTTATAACATATTTTTTATTTAATAATTTATCAATTATACTCGAATATGTAGATGGCCGACCAATACCTTTTTTTTCCAATTGTTTAATTAATGTAACCTCGCTATAAAGAGATGCTGGTTCAGATAAATCACAATTTAGAGATATAGTATCTATTGTAACATTATCATCTTGTTTTAAACTATTTAAATAAGTTTTATAATCTTCTAATTCTTTATTATATACAATTAGAAATCCTTTTTCTATTAAAAATTCTTTATTTGATATAAAAATATATTTATCACATTTATCATTATTTATACAATTTATATTCATATAAATACTTTTATAAACAGCATTTGTCATTTGTGAAGCGATTGTTCGTTTCCATATCATATTATATAATTTATCATGGTAAGAATTTAATTCGTCTGTTAATGTTAAATTAATAATATCTGGATTTACAATTCGAATTGCTTCATGTGCTTCTTGAGAATTTACTATTTTATTTTTAAAATTTCTAATTTTTGAATAATTATCACCATATTTATCTTGTATATATTTTTGTAATTTAAATTTAAAATCATTTGATAAATTAACTGAATCTGTTCTCATATAAGTAATATAACCGTTCTCATATAATTTTTGAGCAATTTCCATGGTTTTATTTGCATTATAGTGAAATAAATTATAAGCATCTTGTTGCAAAGTAGTTGTTGTATAAGGTGCTTTAGGTGTTTCTATTTTATCAGATAATTCTATTTTTAAATTAAATTTATTATTAATATTATCTAAATTATTTAATATTTGTTCTAATTGTGTTTCATCCGTAATTTTATCAGAAGTTGCATCAATTACTATATTATTTTGTTTAAATTTACCAACCAATTTCCAATATTTTTCATTACTAAAATTTTGAATATTATTAAGTTTTTCTATGCATAATTGTAAAGCAACACTTTGAACTCTGCCAACACTTAAAAATTTATCATTAAATTTATTCCATAAAATTGGAGATAATTTATACCCAACTATTCTATCCAAAAATCTTCTGGTTTCTTGTGCGTTAACAATATTTAAATCAATATTTAGAGGATTATCAATAGCATATTTAATTGCTTTTTTGGTAATTTCATTAAATTTTATTCTATAACATTTTTTATTTTTAATTAAATCTTTAATGTGATTATAAATATGATATGCGATTGCTTCACCTTCCGTATCAGGATCAGAAGCAATATATATATTATCACTTTTATTAACTTGTGTACGAATATTATCAATAATTTTTTTATTTGTAACTACATAATTACCAGTCCAATTTGTAATATTGATACCTAGATTTTCTTTTGGTAAATTACAAAAATGTCCTTGTGAAAAAGTAACAATATACTTATTTGTTCCGTCATTTAAGTATTTATTTATTGTTTTTGTCTTTGTATAACTTTCAACAATAATTAAATTTATACCCATATAATTTTAATAATAGATAATTAATCAATTTTTATTTACCGGTATTTTATAAATTAAATAAAAAAAAAATATATTTTATGCACCGTTATTTATAATTTTAAAGTCTGAATAATTATACATAGTATTCTCGGCGGTTGCAACAGGTAATATATGATATTTATCATCATAGAATTCGGGTACGTGATTAATATTTCTATTTATAAGAGTTTTAAGATTACATTTATTTGGTAATTCAACAGAAATATTAGAAATAAGTTCTTCATTTTTATAAATCATAAATTTAATGGAAGGATTAATCTGTATCATACCTTTATCTAAAGAATAATAACTATTTGGATATTCAAATGTAATATCAAATATATTATTTTCAACTTTATGATAATTAGGTGTATTTTCAAATGCTATATCATAATTAGGAAAAGGTAAATTAGTTCCACTATAATTACCTAATTTATCAGCTGGATTTGCAGCAACAATTTCAACAAGATAATTTTGTTTAGAATTACCTGTTATTTTTACCTTATTATCTATAACTTTAATAATAGAAGATACATATTCATTATTAAAATTCATTTTATCTTATCTATATAAAATATTTATAAAAAAAACATAAATTTAATTTTCAAATAAAAGAGATGTATCACCAACTCTACCATCGCCTAGACCATTTATATCAAATAGAGTTTTATTACAAGATACTGAATTACAAGATACTACATATTTTTCAGGTAAAAGTGTACCCATATCAACAGGTTTTTTACATTTAGTATGGGGTATTAAATTATCTATACTTTTTTGTGTTTGATTTTTCATAATATCAGAAGCATTTTTTTGTAAATACATTCTTGTTTCATAACTACTTTTTACTAAATTAGCATCACTAATATTTTGAACTAAATCATAATTTACCATGCATTTAGGGCGATAATCAGTCATTGAGCGACCATCAGACATTCTTAAAGGACACATATATTCATCTGATTTATTATTCATAATATAATATTATTCTCTCTATTCATAATTAAGAATTTTTTTTATTTATATTCTTCTTTTAATATTCTTTCAATTAATATTTGTTTAGTTCCTTCATCAGAACCATTATTATTAATACATATTTCTCTAAGTTTATCAACAGATAACTTATTTAATTTACTTCTACTATATGTACCAACTCTTATTTCACTTACTGTACTGGAACTATCATCATTTTTTTCACTTTTAATATCCGATAAATCAATTATATCTTTAATATCTGAATCATTATTAGGTTTAATTATTTCATCTACAATATCTGTTATATCATTAGATAAATCTACAACAATTGGTTCATTAATTGGTTCATTATTTTCTAATTCTGGTTCTTTTACATAAGTATCCGGAGTATTAACATTATCTACTTCTATTTCAATACTTTCATCTAAATCATTAACATTAAATATTTCATTCATTACAACATTACTATCTTCTGGTATTTTTTTGGTAATGAAATCTTCTTTTAATACTTTATTTTCTTTTTTAAGTAATGTGCATTTCTTATCTAATATATCATTTGAATTAGTTAAATTTATAATTTTTCTCCAGAAATAAAGAACAATCAAAATACTAATAAAACCAAAAATTAAAAATAAATAATAATATAAATTATTCATTTTAAAATCAAACATTAAATTTATCTAAAATATTATTGCATATTATTTTTTTTATATTTTTCGCACTATTTATTACTGATGATGGAAATTTTTTATCAGATAATAATTCTATAGCGATACATTGATAAGAACTTCCCTTTTTAATTTTATAAGGAAAAATAAAATTGTTATTATTTTCTATTGCTTCAACGGACAAATTGATAAATTTATCAGGATATTTTTTTTCTAAATTTGTTAATTTATAGAAATGCGTCGTTATAATTATATTAATATTTGGTTTCAATCCTATATTTTCAGCAACTGCATATGCTGTTGCCATACCTTCTGTTGGAGGGGTAGAATGCATTGGTTCATCCATTAAAAATAATCCTTTTTTATTCAATTTTATCATTTCATTTGATTTATTAATCATTTCTAAACATAATTCCGCTTCTGCTTCAAAATAAGATTTTTTACCTAATTCATCTGTTATTCTCATAAAAGAATAAATACAATCATATAATTGCATACTTGATTTATTACCGTATATTATACCGAAAGTTTGAGATAATATAATATTGGATAATATAGATTTTACATATGTTGTTTTACCTGCTGCATTTGGCCCCGTTATTATAATATTTTTATTTAAATCAACCGGATTTGAAACCTGAGTTGTACTTAATACGGGATTTTTCATACCCCATATTTTAGTTGAATTATAATTATCATAATAACAATTATTATAATTACTAACTACTTTAATCTTACTAATTGAATTTATAATATCATAAGTATATATTGTTAATAATAATTTACTTATAGTTTCTTTAATACTATCATTTTTCCATAATTTATAAATATCAGTCATTGTATTTTTTAATTTTAATTCATACGGATAATAGTATTTATTTATAAATGGTTTTAGCATAATTTCTTGTGATTTTTCTTTATTAAAATTATCGATAATTTCATTTGCTTCATTTATAAATTTTATTAATCCATCCATTTTTTTATGTAAGTTTTTTTTTGTATTATATAATATGTAGGAAAACTCAAATGTTTGATATATATTATACATATATATAAAAACATAAATACAAAAAAATATAAATTTTAATATGTTTTGTTTGAAATTGCCCGTTGATTTAAAAAATAAAATTAAAAAATTTTTTATAAGTGTTAAATAGTTACTAATCGTTAAATTTGTATTCATATATTTTTTTAAATAAAAAAATGGCGCCAATAAACTTGTTATTGGATATATAAGAGATGATAAAGGTATAAAACCTATTTTATAAAAATGATAACTATCTAATATTGGTTCTATTAAATTAATATATTTATATATAAATGAAGATGGAAACAGTGCGTGTATTGCGTTATCTTCTAAAATTTCATCATTTAATTTAAATGTCCATAAAATATCATTTTCATATTCTTTTAATATTTTAAAACAAACATCGTCGTAATTATTAATATATGCGGATTGTCTTTTAAGTAATAACTCTTTATTGTTAATAGGATTATTTAATATTTTCAAAATTAATTTTTTACTACCACAAAGTTCGGGTAAATTGTTTCCCCAATTTTCTATATCAGTATCTTTGTAAACATTATTTGTTATTTCGATATTATTAACTGTATTATTATTTTCCGATGTAATTAAATTATCAAGTATGTGATTTTTATTTGTTGTATTAAAATCTAATAATTCATTTAGATTTTTTATTTCATTGTTATTCATTTTAATTTACTATAATCTAAAAAATATACATAAATTGTCGCATTACTTATATAAAAAAATGATATAATTATTAAATAACTATAAATAATATGTTTGAGTATATATCATTACATTATAATAATAATATTTATATAATTATGAAAGAACCATATGAAACAATAGAAAATACATATAAAAGAGCTTGGTTTATTGTAAAAAATTATGATAAATTTCAAGATTATAATAAACTATATTCATTTTCAATATTATATGAAAATACTAAAAGTCACAATATGAATTACAGCATTGAAATACCAGATTTTTTAAAATGAAATGCTAAAAATACTGCCAATATTGTTGTTATAAAGTTTATTAATATAAAAATTATAATAAATGGTATTATATAATATAATAAATATACTAATATTGGTTTAATTATTTCTGTTTTTATATTTGGTTTTGATATTTCTTCTTTAATATAGTCTGTAATAAATTTTACAAAATCGGGTTTTTCATTTTCTTGCGTCATTTCTTTTTTAAGCTATATCTTATTATTAAATAGCATAATATATTATTTTTTATATGAACGTTAAATTTAAAAGCCCCTATTTTAAAAAAAAATCTTATATATCGGAACCAATAAATAATATAAGTATAGATTTATATGATATTAAAATTCATAATATTATCAATTTATCCAATAAAACAAATGCATTGAAATTAAAACTATATATTAATTCCGATAATAAAACTTTTTTTAATGATATTGATAAATGTTCATTAGATACTATATTAAAATATAATAAAAAATGGTTTTCTAATGATTTAACTGAAGAAGAATTAAAAAATATTTTTTATAATTCTGTATGTGAACAAACAAATATATTGGAATCAATAGTATCAAATAATACAAAAATATATTATAATGATAAGAATTTAGATATTAATAATGAAATATTTGATATTTTTAAAAATAGCGATAAATATATATTTAATTTTAAAATTAAATTATTAGGTTTATTTATTTTTAAAGATAAAATTGTTAATAAATGGTTAATAAATGAAATAAAAATAACAAATTATAAAGATGATGATGATATAGAAATAAATAATTTAGATATAACTAAAGAATGGGAAAATACATTAAATGATACAATAAATAGTTTAGACGAGTATTTAATTATTTATAAAAATAAAATAGATAAAATAAATTCATTTAAAATTATAAATACTGAATTAATTAATGAAATTAAAAATATGGATATATCAGATAAAAATTGGAATAATAAAATATTTATTTTAAAAAATAATATCAAGAATATTTTATCTATTAATGATAATAGATAGTATAAAAAAAATATAGGAAGATGGCTTCAAATAAAAATACAGTTGTTATATCATTTTCAATTGCTTTATTCTTATTATTAATAATGTTGTTACTAATTACATATAATTCTAAATCTCAAGTTGATAATGTGGAAAACTTTTTAGGCGAACCTACTCCCGCTTCTTCTGTTGGTTTAAAGGCTCAAAATAACCCTGAATTTTCGGTAGACAAATCAATAGGATTAAAATCAGAATTTTATAACGATGAAATTTATGGTTCTGATCCATTGGGTGATTCTTATAATCAACCCGTTTCTGAATCATCTGAAACCCCAGAACCATCCGAAGAAGTAAGTGATGAAGAACCAGTCGCTGATTCATCATCTACCAATTGCTTTCCTAGAGATAAATTAACATCGGATGATTTATTGCCACAAGGTGCAAATTCAAAATGGGCGAAAGTTAACCCATCTGGTTCAGGTGATGTTCAAGATCAAAACTTTTTAACAGCCGGTTATCACATCGGCGTTAATACGGTTGGACAATCCTTACGTAATGCTAATTTACAATTACGTTACGAACCACCAAATCCACAAATTCCCGTAAGTCCTTGGGGAATAAGTACAATTGAACCGGATAACAGAGTTGCTGGTTTATTTGATATTGGTTCCGCACCAACTGAAATGACTGCTTAAATTTATTTTTTTATTCGTTTAAATTTTTTTATCAAATACTTAAAGACATATATAGATATTTAATTAATTATGAAAAAATCACAAGAACTATTACTATGTTCTTTAAATGATTTTTATAAAAAAAATACTAAATATAAGAAATTACTTTATGAAATTATTAACGGAAAACATAAATTATCTTTAAGATTAATTGACTGGTTTGTTACCGCATATGCAAGAAATAATAATATTATATACTGGATTTTAAACAATGATAATAATATTTATTACAAATTGCCAAATACAACTGATAACCATAAATATAAAAAATTTAATTTATATTTAGACTACAGAGCACAATTAAAATCTTATGCTAAATTAAATTTTGATTCTTTTAGAAGACATCAACGTATAACATTTTATATTGATAATACTAATTATATTGAAACAACTATCGGTCAATTAAATTTTTTTAGATGGGCATTTAATAATAATATTATATTTTATGCTATAGAAAATTATGATGAATTATATAATTCTATGATTATTGATAGTAAAAAACAATTAAAAAAAAAATTATGCCAAGATATATCTAGAGGCGATTGTATATTGCGATTTGATTAATTATAAATAATATCCCTTTACTATTAGATGTATCCATCCTGTAGCATCATTTATTCCATCATTTGAATAATATAATTTATTATCATTGTCTAAATATATTATTACTGAATTATACCATTCTCCTATATTATCTATTGATTTGGTTATTATTTGTGTTGTTTTTTCTAAAGATACTGGATTATTATTTATATCTTTTAAATATAAACTAGGTCTTTGTGTATTTAAACTACCATCTAAGTTTATTTTACTATGATTTTTACCAAAACGATGTGTTATATTATTTATATTTAATGTATTTTTTGATATAAATATGTCACTTAATATTGCAATTGTATTATTTGGCAATTCATCCATTGTAAAAATATTAGTTGTTAATATATTATTAATACTAAATTGATACTCTTTATAAAATATTGTATTTAATATATAAAAAGTATTTATTTTTGTATTATTTACTTTTATATTTTCATTTATATTAATATTACTAATATTTATATTATTTTTTAAATTTATTATAGGAATATCATTTTCTTCAACTGTTTTTGTTTCAATTGTTATATTATTTCCAGCATTTATATCTGTTATAATTGTTCCCGGTTCTCCTTTTTCGCCCTTTAAACTTTCTGTTGTAAAATTTAATTCATTTTTCGTTCCTCTAAATGTTATTTTACCACTTTCTATATTATATGATGCACTAGTAAAACCATCTCCTTTATCGCCTCGTATATCTAATGTTTCAAAATTTAATGAAGGATTATTACTTATAAATTTTATTATTCCTGTGCTACTATTATACGTACCACTTATATAGCCATCGCCTTTATCCCCCTTAATACCCTGAACACCCGTATCACCTTTTTGACCTTTGTCGCCTTTTAAACCACGTGGACCAATAAATTTATCAATATTATTATATAAATCTTGATTTGTAATGTATGGCGTATTACCTATTACATTTAATGTATGAACTGTTAATACTCCCTTTATAGTTAAATTATTATTATAAATATTATCTGTAATATATTTATTTTTATTTCCATTACTTATATCATCTAACGATTTTATTGACAAACTATTATAATCTTTCCAATATAATTCTTTATTATTTTTAATTGATAATAAATATTCATTTGAATTATTTATATTATTATTCGGTAATATATATTCAATATTACTTGATATATTTGGTGATTTCAATGTAACATTATTTATACTTATTTTATCAGTTTGTAATCCATTTTTCACGTTTATAGATGATAAATTTTCATTTATATTATTGTATCTTATATCATACCCTATTAATACTTTATCACTTGGTTTTGCTCCAATATATATATAATTTTCATTACTTTTTATAATTGTATCGTCTATATTTAATTTACAATTTTCAATTAAATTATTTCCAATATATATATTATTATCGGAATAAATATTATTATTATTACCTATTAATATCGAATTTTGTGACAATATTTTATTATTATTTCCATATATTAAATTATTGTTTATATTTGAATTAATAATATTAAGATAACCAATTGATATAACATTATTTATATTTTTAAATTCCCTTTCTGTATCATCATAACCAATTAATACATTTTTTTCACCATTATTAATATTTTTGCACATTCCATATCCTATTATTACTGACTCTTTTACACGATTACCATTTTTTATAACATTGTTACCAATTAATACATTAAATTCATTGTTTGAAGTATTAGATACTAATATTTTTTCTCCTGCATTTTCTCCTATTATTATAGATTTTTTACTATCTAAATTTATATAATTTAATGAACCATCTGTGCCATCAAAATTTAATTTACCTAGTCTGTCACTATATAAATTCATTTATTCTATTTATTTAATCATACATATAAATTGTTTAAATCCAAGATAAATTGTTATTGTATAAATTAATGGTATTATAATATATATTTTGTTAATTTTATTCATATTATAATTAATACTATTAATTACAATACTTTCTAATATAGTTTCATTCTCAATATCTGTTTGTATATTATTATATAAATTTATATAGTAACGATTATTAAAATAATCAATATCATTTTCATTTATTTTATGATATAAGCTTATTAATTCTTTAAATGTATACATTATTATAAAAATATATAATTTAATTGTTTATATATTTTAGATAAAAAATGTTATTAGATGCCGCTGCACCCTATACAATAAATGATATTCAAGAAATGCCTAAAAATATAAATGTATCGCAAACTGATACATTAAGTTATAATCCACCACTATCAAATTTTGCTGCTATTGGTGGCAAAAATAAAATTGTAAAAAAAAATACAAAAGATATTATGCACGTACTTGGTTTATTATCAAAAAATCATTTTAATGGAAAACAAAACAATATTAGAGATATAATAAAAAAATTATAATGATGGAATAATCGGATAATTTAATTCTATACATATTTTTTTCCATATTTGATCCTGCAAATATAGTTTTTCCCTACTTTTCAATAACGGAAAATATTTTAAATATTCATTTAAACCCAAAATTTGAAAAAATTTATATAAAACATAACTATAAGATAAAAAGTTTTTTCTATCTTTCGGACAATGTTTTAAAAAAGGTGCCTGTATATCTCTAAACATTATACATAATTTTTCTTCTAATTCTGTTGAAAATTGCGGCGTAGGTATTCCATTTATTCGGTTTAATATATAGTTAATATGTTCGTAATATTTATTTATTCGCAATCTTTTTAATATTTCTCTCATTTTTGCGTATGTAATTTTTTTTGTATCACTTATTTTTTCCTTTTTTATTTCATTAATAATTTTTTCAAATATTTCATCTGGAATATCTGTACTTTCTTTTCCCTGTACTTGATTACACCATTCTCTAAAATGATTTATTCTTTTATAACTAAAATGAGAAACATCTTTCGCATTTTGTTTTAATATCGGTCTATTTTGTTCAACTAATAATAATTCTTGAAAACCACAATTTTCACATATCATAATTGCTTCGTGTTGTAAGCAAGTTAGTGTTGTATTACATTCTTTACACAATTCGATATTTTCTTTATTTATTTTTTTAACGTGTTGTTTATTAGTTAAAGAAAGATATTCATCTACTAAACTTGTTTTATCTTTATTTGTTTCGCATATGTTTTTATTATTAAATGCATCCATTATTGTTCTTTTATTTTTTTGATAATTTATACTCGATTCTTTTTCTATTATATCATAATAATTGAACAATATATCGCTTGTGTCTTTATAATATTCTATTTCGTTATAGTTATTTATATCCTTTATTTGTTTTTTTAAATTTATTATTTTTTCTTTTGTTTCAATATTACTATTCCATAAAGTTTTATATTCTACTGATTCTAAATTTTCTTTATTTATTGATAAATTTTCTATTTTACTAATTATTTCTGAATTATATTTCTTTAATTCTTCTAATTTAATAAGTAAATTATTTTCTTCTTTTTTTTTATTTTCAAATAATTCTATAATATTATGATGCATTGTATCTAAAGTACAATTATCTTTAGTTTTTTCATTATTATTAAGTCTTTTTTTAGATGTTTTTTCTTTAAACATTTTAATATAAATAATTTACTTTTGTCATTCTTAAGTAATATAAATTTTTTTTCTTATATTATAGTATAAAGAGAATTAATAATAATGGGTGGCGGTCTTCTTCAATTAGTTGCCTATGGTGCTCAAGATGTTTATTTAACTGGTAATCCCCAAATTACCTTTTTTAAAGTAGTATATCGCAGACATACTAACTTTGCATTAGAATCTATACAACAAACTTTTAATGGAACTGCCGGTTTTGATAATACTATTACTTGTACTGTATCAAGAAACGGTGATTTAATTAATCGTGTATATGTTGAAATGGATTTACCTCAAATTGTTGATGATGCTGATCAATTACCAGACGACAAATACACTGCAGATACAGATTTTGTTTTATATAAAAATTATGTAGGTTTACAATTACTTAAAAATGTTGTTGTTGAAATTGGAGGACAACAAATTGATAAACAGTATTCTGATTGGATGTATATATGGAATGAGTTATCTTTACCTGATGGTAAAAGAGATGGTTATAATAAAATGGTTGGCGAAGATGGTTTAGAATTATCAAAAACAAATAATAATAAATTATTTGTACCATTAGAATTTTGGTTTTGCAGAAATGTAGGTTTAGCATTACCATTAATAGCACTTCAATATCACGAAGTAAAATTTAAAATTGAATTTGCTAGTTTGAGTGATGTTACCGTTGAATTTACTTCAGGAAGTGATGGTTCGCTACCTACAACATTCAGAGAAGGTTCAACTTCTATTGCATTCCCAAATGTTAATATTTGGGTTGATTATATCTATTTAGATACTGATGAAAGAAGAAAATTCGCTCAATTATCACACGAATATTTAATTGAACAATTACAATTTACTGGCGAAGAAAGCATTTCATCATCTACACAAACCAGATTAAATTTCAATCACCCGGTTAAAGAACTTGTTTGGGTTGAAAAATCTGCTACTGCTTCTCGAGATTTTTCATATGGTGATAAATTAGAATCCGCTTTGTTAAAATTAAATGGCAATGATAGATTTGCTAGAAGAGATGGAAAATATTTCTCCCATGTTCAACCATATCAACATCATACTAATATTCCTGATACTAACATAAAAGTATATTCATTCGCTATAAAACCTGAAGAACATCAACCATCTGGTACTCTTAATATGTCTCGCATAGATAGTGCTATATTAGCACAAAAATATAGTACAACACCAGCATCAAGTGATACTGTATCTATTTTTGCAGTAAATTACAATGTATTAAGAATATTATCTGGCATGGGTGGTTTAGCATATTCTAATTAAATTTTTTTTATTTTACTTATATAATAATAGGTAAGAATAATGGGTGGGGGGGTTATTGCAATTAGTAGCATATGGAGCTCAAGATGTTTATTTAACAGGTAATCCTCAAATTACCTTTTTTAAAGTAGTTTATCGTAGACACACAAATTTTGCATTAGAATCCATACAACAAACTTTTAATGGCACACCAGGATTTAATAATAAAATTGTATGTACTGTATCAAGAAACGGTGATTTAATTAATCGTGCATATATTGAAATTGAACTAAAAACATTAACTGATAAAATAAAAGAGAATGGTGAAATAATTAGCGAAAACGCTGAATTACTGCAAACTTATCAAAATTATAAAAATTATGTTGGTTTAATTTTACTTAAAAATGTTTCTATTGAAATTGGCGGACAACAAATAGATAAACATTATAGTGAATGGATGTATATATGGAATGAATTATCATTACCTATTGGAAAAAAAGAAGGTTATAAAAAAATGGTAGGTTCGGATGGCGTTTTATTAACATCAAAAGAAAACAAAGAAAGTAATAAATTAATTATTCCATTAGAATTTTGGTTTTGTCGCAATGTTGGTTTAGCATTACCATTAATTGCATTACAATATCATGAAGTAAAATTAAATATAACATTTTGTTCATTAGAAGAAATTATATTAAATGCCAAAATACATAAAATTAAAGGTAAAGATGATCCGGAAAGTGATCCTACAGAAACATTTAACGAAGATAATATTGTATATGATACAGATATAACTAATATATCTTTTCCAAAAATAAATATATGGTTAGATTATATATATTTAGATACTGATGAACGTAGAAAATTTGCTCAATCATCACACGAATATTTAATAGAACAATTACAATTTACGGGCGAAGAAATAATTAGTTCAAAATCAATGCAAACACAATTAAATTTTAATCATCCAGTTAAAGAAATAGTATGGGTTAATAAAAAAATTAATGATATAACTACTACTGAATGGCCTAATTATCAAAATAATTTAAATATTGCAAATTTAAAATTAAATGGTAATGATAGATTTACGCCAAGGGATGGAAAATATTTTTCTCACGTTCAACCATATCAACATCATACTAATATTCCTGAAAAAAATAATATATTTGTTTATTCATTCGCATTAAAACCTGAAGAACATCAACCTTCCGGAACACTTAATATGTCACGTATCGATAGTGCTATATTAACACATAAATATAACATTATTCAGAATAATGATACTATTTCAGTTTTTGCTGTTAATTACAATGTATTAAGAATATTATCCGGAATGGGGGGTTTAGCTTATTCTAATTAAATTTTTTTTCTAATGTTATTAATATAAAGAAAGTAATAATAATGGGTGGCGGTCTTCTTCAATTAGTTGCCTATGGTGCTCAAGATGTTTATTTAACAGGTAATCCTCAAATTACCTTTTTCAAAGTAGTTTATCGCAGACATACTAATTTTGCATTAGAATCTATACAACAAACTTTTAATGGCACAGTTGCCGCTGGTTCAAGAGTAACTTCTACTATATCTAGAAACGGCGATTTAATTAATAGAATGTATTTAGTTGCCGATATGACTGGGGCCCATACTTGGGCTGGATTAAAATTAATAAAATCAGTTGAATTAGAAATTGGTGGTCAAAAAATAGATAAACAATATGGTGAATGGATGTATATATGGAATGAATTATCTTTACCAGTTGGAAAACAAGAAGGTTATAAAAGAATGGTTGCTGGAGGTAGTAGTCCTACCGACGGTAAATTTCATATACCATTAGAATTTTGGTTTTGTCGCAATGTAGGTTTAGCGTTACCTTTAATTGCATTACAATATCATGAAGTTAAAGTAAATATTGAACTCAGTGCAAACGATGATTTTGATGGTACTTTAGATGGTGCTTCTTTATGGGTAGATTACATATATTTAGATACTGATGAACGCAGAAAATTTGCTCAATCATCTCACGAATATTTAATTGAACAATTACAATTCACTGGTTCTGAAGCTGTTAATGCTAGTACCAATAAAGTAAAATTAAATTTCAATCATCCTGTTAAAGAATTAGTTTGGACAATTGGTAATAATCCGTATGTATATAATAATGGCGTAGAAAATCCTGTAAGATCTGCAAAACTTGTATTAAATGGCAACGACCGTTTTGCCGAAAGGGAAGGTAAATATTTTGATATGATACAACCATATCAACATCACGAAAATATACCAACTGGTAGAGGTATAAATGTATATTCATTCGCATTAAAACCAGAAGAACATCAACCATCTGGCACTCTTAATATGTCAAGAATAGATACTGCCGTATTAAATGTTACTTCTGATATTGATGGTGATATTTCAGTATATGCCGTTAACTATAATGTATTAAGAATATTGTCGGGTATGGGCGGTATAGCGTATTCTAATTAAATTTATTTTTATTATCTTTTATTATAATATAGAAGGATTAATTAATAATGGGAGGAGGTCTATTACAATTAGTTGCATATGGTGCTCAAGATGTTTATTTAACAGGAAATCCACAAATTACTTTTTTTAAAGTAGTTTATCGCAGACATACTAACTTTGCGTTAGAATCTATACAACAAACTTTTAATGGTAATGCGTCTCTTGGTTCCCGTGTAAGTGTTTTAGTAACACGCAATGGTGATTTAATAAATAGAATGTATTTTAAAGGAACTTTCAGCAATACTGGTGGTACTAGTACAAAAACTTATTATGGATTAAGATTATTAAAAAATGTTGAATTAGAAATTGGCGGTCAGCGCATTGACAAACAATATGGTGAATGGATGTATATATGGAATGAATTATCATTACCCAAAGGCAAAAGAGATGGTTATAATATAATGGTTGGAGCTACTGCATCTACTAATACTACTGAAGATGTATGTGTGCCATTAGAATTTTGGTTTTGCAGAAATGTAGGTCTAGCATTACCATTAATTGCATTACAATATCATGAAGTTAAAGTAAATATAGAATTTGCACCAGTAAGTGATTTACTTTTGTCAGGAGGAAATACTGGTTTGACACTTTCTAATGCAGAATTATGGGTTGATTATGTCTATTTAGATACTGATGAAAGAAGAAGATTTGCGCAATTATCACACGAATATTTAATTGAACAATTACAATTCACCGGTTCAGAAAGTGTATCATCTGGTTTTAAATCAGTTAGAATGAACTTTAACCATCCTGTTAAAGAATTAGTTTGGACAACTTTTGTAGCTGGTACTCCCTGGACTTATACCGAAACTAAAAAAGGTAAAATACAATTAAATGGTAATGACCGTATTGCCGAAAGACACGGAGATTATTTCTCTCTTGTACAACCATATCAACATCATACTAATATTCCTGAAGGTAAAAACATAAATGTATATTCATTCGCATTAAAACCTGAAGAACATCAACCATCAGGTACTCTTAATATGTCTCGCATAGATAGTGCTCATTTATATGTTGAAGCAAGCGGTGCTAATATGATAAATGTATATGCCGTCAATTATAATGTATTAAGAATATTATCTGGTATGGGAGGTTTAGCATATTCCAATTAAAAATCTTATTTTTATATAAATATTTATTAAGTAATTATATTTAATGTATAAAAAATTAATTTTACTATTTATCTATTTAATATTTTCAGATGCTTTTATTGCAAATTTACTTATTAGTAAAAATTCAAAAAAAAATTTATTAACACCTATAAATAGTGTATCTTACAATAATACACACGATTTTACAAATGTATATTTAAGTAAATTGTCTGTTAATAATGCAGAAAACAATGAGCATAAAATAGTAATAGATAAATATAATTATTTAAATAGTTTAAATCATATTTATGAATTATCTATTATTAATAAAATAAAGAAACGTCAAAATATAATTAAAAAAATTAATTTCGATGATTTTTTAATGTTAAATAATTATATTGATGTTATATATTATAAAAATAGTTTATCAGATAAAATAATTTTAGAATTTAAAAATAATACGAAAGTTGTATATTATTTTAATAATGATTTTAAAAATATAATGGAAATTGTTAAACTAAATAAAAATATTGAAAAAATAAATTTAAATTCTTATCCAAATTATATACTAAATACACCATTTGGTTTTTTATTATGTGAAGAGAATTAATAAAAAAAATATGTAATAAATAAAAGAGAAAATATGTTAAAAATAATATATATTATAAATATTATTTTGATTTTGTTAATCTCTATATATCTAATATTAAATTATATAAAACATTATCAATTAAAAGAACCGTTTACTATACAAAAAGTTCGTGATATATCGCAGGCACAAAATAAAATGGGAATTATTTCATCAAAATTAGGTGAAAATACAACACCATCATCGACAATAATTAGAGAAACTGTGCCGGGACAAACAGTTTATATTGAAGGTCCAATGGGACCAATGGGGCAACCCGCAAAAGATGGTAAAGATGGAGATAAATTGCCATTATTTAAATTTATATCATACAAAGATGACACAAAAACAACATTTGATATATTAACAACATATCCACAAGACAATTATCCTTCCGATGAATTTATATTACAAAATAATTTAACAGAATTAATAATACCAGTACCTAGAGGTAAAAGTGGTCGCGATGGTATAGATGGACAACCTGGTATTTCTGGTGTAAATGGCGAAGATGGTACGGTTTCGCAATGTATTATTTCACCGGATATAAACAAAAATTTAAATATTCCGCATTTAAAATTTATAACAAGAAATAGTGACGGCGAAACTGAAATATTGGGTAAATATCCAAAGGGAGATAAATATAGACCAACTTCGAGTAATGAAGTTATAATACAAATACCATCTTGTAAACCGTGTAAAGATGGCAAAGACGGAAAAGATGGTGTAACACCAAATATAAAATGTCCGATAATTAAACAGTAAACAATATTATTTTTATTTTACAGCATTAGACATTTAAAACACTGTATGGGTTGATTAACTATTTAGAGTTATTTAAAAATAAAAATTGATTTAAAATTATTATATATATTATATATATATAACTAAAAATGGTTAATTATAGTTGTGAAAAATGCGGAAAAACATTTAGTCAAAAAGGACATTACACAAAACATTTAAATAAAAAAAATCCTTGTGTAGTTGAAAGCAAGATAAAAGAAATGTTAGATAAAGTTGTTGAAGAAAAATTAAATAATAGAAAAAACAATGAAAAAATTACAATTGATACTTCAACATTTAATGAAATAAAAAAATATTATGATGAAACATTAAATACTGATAAAAGCACATACAAATCGAGTAATGATGAACCTACACCAATTGATTGTATAAGCGAAATGATAAGTAAAATTCCTAATGAATTATGGGGGAAAAGTGATTTATCAATATTAGACCCTTGTTGTGGTAATGGAAATTTCAGTATACCTATAATATTTGAATTGTTAAAGTATCACGATAAAAAAAAAATATTAGAACAAATATTAGAATTTAATGATATTAATGAAAGTAGATTAGAAAATGTGCGTAGTGTATTTTGTAGTGAAAAATATAATTTACAAATAACTAACCATGATTTTATTACATTTAATAGTAGTAAAAAATATGATTTAATCGTTGCTAATCCACCATACGCAAAATTATTAGAAAATGGTAAAAGGGCATCCAAAAATCACAACTTAATTAAGGATTTTATTGAAAAAGCATTATCACAACTAAAACCGAATGGTTATTTATTATTTATTACGCCGGATAATTGGATGTCTTATGCAGATAGGAATTTATTAATTGAAATAATTACATCATTACAAATAATTCATTTGGATATACACACTGCAAAAAAATATTTCAAAAAAATTGGTTCAAGTTTTACTTGGTATATAATTCAAAATTGTGCTTTCTACAAAAATATTAATGTTTCTGGAATATGGAAAAAAAAAGAATATACTAGTTCAGTAATATCAAAACAACGTAGATACATTCCATTATTATATAATCAAATGGTTCAAAATATATTATCAAAAACAATTGATAATACAACTCTATCAAAATTTGATGTTAAAACCAGTAGTGATTTACATAAATATACAAAAGCGGAATTTATTCGTAATGAAAAAACAGAAGAATTTAAATACAAATTAATTCATACACCAAGTCAAACAGTATATTCATCAAAACCTCATAAATTTCAAGAAGGATATAAAATATTTATATCAACAACAGATAAGTATAATGTATTTATTGATAATTGTGGAATGACACAATCAATCGTATTTATAATATGCTCTAATGAAGAACAAGCAAAAAAATATTTACAAATATTACAGCATCCATTATATGTATTTATAAATAATATTTGTCGTTGGGGAAATTTTAACAACATAAGAATATTACAAAGTTTTCCTATTCCAACCATAGAATATTCTGGAAATCATCAAGAACTATATAATTATTTTAACATTACAAAAGAAGAAATTGAATATATTTGTGATAATATGTAATATCATATATAGAATTATTTTTTTTATAAATAAATAATAAATTACAAAAAAAATTATAAATAATTAGCATTTATATGTCTAATGGTGTTAAAAAATTATTTAAAGTAAATCGGATTCTTTCATAACTTTAATTAAACGTGTAATTCCAATTCCACCACCTGAACGTTCAAAAAATTTAAAACTTAAAAATTCATCTAATTCTTTTTCAACACGTTCTTTAGTAAAATTGCTAAATAAAATATTGGCATATCCACCTTCGCTAATATTGTAAAATTGTTTTCGCATTTCAGCAGTATCAGTAGAACGTTGTGCACTACCGATTGTTTCGATACCGTTAATGATTACATCAATTTTTTTGGCGTGACCACATTCTAATGGGCTATCTTCTGCTTGTTTCATATTCCAGAATGGTGAACTAAAATTTGGAAAGTTTTTAAGGAAAAATACAGGTCCGTGGTCTTGTCTTAATTTTTCTTCGTGTTCGTGTTCAAGTTCTTTAGTATTATATTTTGCGGCAACATCAGCATAGTCACCTTCTGGATAACTTCCTGAATAAAATTTATTAAAACCAAGATGGTCAAGTAGTTCTTCTTCCATTTTTTTCATTTCATCCATATTTCCCTTCATTTCAAATTCAAACATTGGGAAAATTTTATCATGGCGTCCTTCAACCGGATTTGGTTCATTTCTATAACTTGTACTAACACAATAAAAACCTTTAGATTCGGGCTTAGAAAGTAATTCATATTCAAGCCACATTTGTCCTGTTTGTGGTAATGGCCAAACTTGACCAGCGTAACTATATGTAGAAATTGTTTTAGGATCTTCACACGCTGCTAAAATACTTAATCTACTTTGTGTATGTACTTCTTGAAAACCTTTTCCATCAAAAAAAGATCTTAGTTTTTTAACAACTTTGTCGAAATCAGTTGTATTAATCATCCCAATCTTACAATTACTCATTATTTTACTATTTTAATATATGTTATTAAATGTTTAAATAATTTTTATATATAAAAAAATGATTAAATAATATAAAAATGTATTATATACATAAAATAGGGGTATAATAAATTATGGAATTTTCAAAGGACTCTAATATAATTATAACTTTAGATAATGTATTAGAACTTTTAACAGATAATAATACATTAGTTATAAATTTAAATAATAAGGATTATAAATGGAGTGAATTAGAATTTAATAATTTTGTTAGTTCAGTTTCTAAATATTATAATGAAGTTATTGATGATTATATTTTAGAAATTAAAGATGAAAATAATAATACATTTGAAGTAAATAGTATGGCAAATATAATAAAATTTTGTAATAACGAAAAATATCAAAGCATTAATAATGTTAAATGGTATAATAATAAAATATTATATTTTAAAGATATAAATGATTTATTTGATTGCAATATAAACTTTAATATAAATGAAAATATCACATTAAAAACAGAACCTGAAAATTGGTTAATTAATAAAAAGAAATATTCTATTCACAAAAAAATAAAATATGTTGATAGTGAAAATGGTATAGATTATATTGTAAAATTAATAAAAAAACACGATAATAATGAAGTATTTGAAACATTAAAAGATGCAAATATTATAAAAAATGCACAAGAATATGAATTTAGTATAGTAATACATAACAATATAAAGAAGGAGTTAATTATTCAGTCGATAATTAAAATGTTACAGTATATAACTTTATATCCGAATATTATATTAAAAGATAAAGAAAAGGAAATATTAGAAGAATATCATACACTAATAAAACCAGATATTCGTATTAATAATTATAATAAGAAAAAAATAATCCCATTATTAACACCTAAACCAATCACTTTAGATAGAAATAATTTAGTTGACCCTATGGAATATGGTGCTATTAGTATTTTAGATGGTTATACAGTAACAGAAAAAGCAGATGGCGAACGTTTATTATTATATATTAACGGCAATGGCAATATGTATACAATAAATAATACATATAATGTTGTAGATACGGGTTTAATAGCTGATAGTAATTTATATAATAGTTTAATTGATGGTGAATATGTAATATGTAATAAACGTACTGATGAATCGTCTAAACATATATATGCGGCATTTGATATGTATTATATAAAAGGAAGAAATATAACGTCGTTGCCATTAATTGCAGAAGGTGAAAATAATTCGAGATATGCTTATTTAAATTATGCAAAAAAATATATAAAAAATAATAATTCAACAATTGAATTTATTGTTAAAAAGTTTTATTATAATGATGATATTTTAAAACATTGTAATAAAATTTTAACAGAGTATAAATCCTATCCATATGAAATAGATGGTCTAATATTTACACCAATGAAATTACCACTTTATTCGTATTATAGTAATAAACCTGTACAATTAACAGATAATGTAAGATGGGATAGATTATTTAAATGGAAACCACCAGAACAAAATACAATTGATTTTTTGGTAAAATTTGGAAAAATAATAAAAGAAAATGGGCAAAAATTTAGAGAAATTAAATTATATGTTGGTTATAATTCAAATCAATGGGAGGAAATAGGTCCTAATAAAGGTTTACGTTTACGTTATGATTATAAATATGCCAAGGAGCAAAAATATAATTTAAATAGTTATCGTCCAACTTTATTTAAACCCACTGTTTATTATTCGCATGGTGTAGAAACTGCTTATATTAAAATTAACAGCAAAGGAGAATTAAGAGCTGAAGATAATAGCATTATAGAAGAAAATTCAATTGTAGAATTTTCATATACATTAAATGATAAAATTAAAATAAATTATAGATGGAGTGCATTAAGAGTTCGCGAAGATAAAACGCGTTTATTTAGAAAAGGTGAAATAAGTAAAACAATGAATGATTTAAATATTGCTATTAACATATGGCGTTCAATACATAATAGTGTTTCGCTAGCAATGATTATGGGTAATGATAAAAAATTATTAATTAATGATAATAATAAAATATTAGAATCGGATGATGTATATTATAGTCGAAATATTCCACGCGAATCTTTATTATCATTATATATGTTAAATTTCCATAATCAATGTATAAAAAAAAAATTATATGAATATTCAAAAGATAGAAATTCTTTACTAGAACTTTGTGGTGGAGAAGGAGGAGATTTAAATAGATGGTTAGAATATAGTTATAAATTTATTTTATCGATTGATTTAGTAAAACAAAATATTTACAATCCAAGAAGTGGTGGTTATTCTAGATTAATTAAAAAGAAAAATCAGATAAAATATTCAAATAATGGTGAAAAAATATTTTTTCCCGATATAGTATTTGCTGTTGGCGACTGTGCTGTTCCTATTAATACGGGCGAAGCTGCAAAAGTAGTAAATGATAGCGAAAGTGAAAATATATTAAAAATAGTAATGAATAAAAATAGAAACACAGATTACCATTTAAGATATATATCTGGTAAAGGAAGTGATAAATTCTCAGTATGCAGTTGTCAATTTGCAATTCATTACTTTTTCAAGGATGAGGAAAATTTAAATGGGTTTTTTAGCAATGTTTCTACTAATTTAAAAAGAGGTGGAATATTTTTTGCGACATTTATGGATGGTAATAAAGTAATGAAAGAAATAGAAAATAGTAAAAGTAATATAATTGAAGGGAAAAAACTTATTACAGATGATACATATGTTAGAACGTGGGCAATTATTAAAAGATATGATGAAACAAATGATAATAAATATGGAAAACAAATTGGTGTATTTATAGAAAATACACAAAAAGTAATACCAGAATTTTTAGTAGATTTAGACTTATTAATTGAAAAAGCAGCACAATATAATTTAGAATTAGTTGAAACAAATACTTTTGAAAAAGATTTCAACGATATTTTAACAACTATTAAAGCAAAAAATGGAGATTTATCTTTACTCGAAAAAGATATTTTAGAATTAGATAAAGATAGTGTTCAGAAAAAATTCTCATTCTTTAATCGTTATATTATAATGAAAAAAATAAATTAGATAAATATATAAATTATATTATTTTTTTAATTTAGTAACTTATTCATTGTTACTAGACACATCGTAGAGCGTTCAGTAATATCATAACCACTCGTGGTTGAAATTAAATGAATTAGTTGTTTAATATCATTTGGTCTTAAGCAATGACATAAGTAATAATATACATCACGACTTGTAATCATTTTTGAATAAATAGTAATTTGTCTTTTTCTTAATTTTCCTAGATGAAAGCGTAGAATTGGAACTAATTGACTATCTAGTTCTTTATTCATTTTAAATATATTTTTCTTACTATTATAAGTCGTGGTAGCAACATATAATTTATAAATAATATCTTTAATAGTAGAAATAGTTGTATGAATTAGATAAGTCGGGTCAATTTCTTTACCATTATTATCATATAATTTTTCAATATTTGGATTATAATCGCGAATGTAATCATTAATATGATAATCCACGCGATTTTTCATATATGTTGCTAGTAAATTTAACCAAGGATTTGGATAACAAGGGTCAGTATTTTCTCTATAGGCAATTTTATCTGAAGAAATTTTTGCTAATTTATATTCATTTTCTACTTTTCTT